ATCACCGCCTGTTCCAAGCTGAAGTGTTGAGTTGTCTGGAAAAGTTGTCCTTGGATTTGGTGCGCCTGATCCGTCTAAACTGAAGTAAGTAGCTACACCACCAGAGCCATCGTCACATTGAAATATAATGTCCTTATCATCTGCATTGTTTTTTATAGTTAGATCACCTGTATTATTAGTAATGAACCCATTAGCTCCATTGTGGGTTATTACCATATCAACATCAGAGCCTAATTGAATTTGAACAGCATCTAGTAATTTAAGTTCTTTACTAAAGGTAATATTTGTTATCCCACCATCTAGACGGAAGTATTCAGCCATACCTCCAGAGCCATCGTCACAAACAAAAGAAAGATTTCCATCGTTTGCTTGGTTTCTAATTAATAAATCGCCTACATAATTATCAATGTAAGAATTACCAGAAGTGTGAAAAAGTCTAAGGTCGAAATCTGTTCCAAAACACAGTTTGGAACTATCAGGAAAAACAGTAATAGGATCACCGCTTGAAGCACTACCATCTAAAAAGAAATAGGTTTCTACTCCACCAGAGCCATCATCAGATTTAAAGATGATGTCTTTATCATTCGCAGTATTTTGTATGATTAAATCACCGACAGTAGCTTGTATAATATTATTGCTACCATCATGCACAATCTGCATATCGCCAGCATTTCCAAATTTTGCATAAGCACCATCTGCGTGTTGAGTGGATTTTGAAAATATGGTGTGGAACAGACCCCCATCTAGGCGAACATATTCATGTAAACCACCGTCGCCAGAATCGCATTTAAATAGAATATCTTTCCCGTTTGCCCCGTTTTCAATTACTAGATTTCCTTCGTTCTGCGTATTAGAAATATAACTGTCCGTTCCGTCATGGTATATTTGAAGGTCATCACTATCGCCAAAAGTTGCCAGTATGTTGTTATCCCATTTCGTCTGCCTCTTCATCCGAATAGTGACTTGGCTACCATCACAAATTAAGTAATCAGTCATTCCTCCAGATCCATTGTCAGACTGAAGCCTTATATCACCATCCGTAGTGTCCGTGCGGAGGTAAAGACTACCCGAATAACTAGTAATATAACTATCACCAGTATGTTTGATTCTAAGATCTCTACTATCTCCAAAAGCTAGTTCACTAAGGTCAGGAAATACTGTAAAAGGATTACCAGAAGAAGCTGAACCATCTAAATAGAAGTAGGTTTCTGTTCCACCAGAGCCATTATCAGACTGGAAAATTATATCTTTGTCATCTACAATATTTTGAATGTATAAATCCCCTGTTCCAGTTTGTGTTATGAAACTATCATTCCCATCGTGAGTAAATCTTAAATCTAAACCAGTTCCAAAAGCTATCCTTGCGTTATCTGGAAAAACAGTAAAAGGATTACCTCCATTAATGGAACCATCTAAATAGAAATAGGTTTCTATACCACCAGAGCCATCGTCACATTGGAAAATTATATCTTTATCGTCTGTACTTTGCCTTATATAAAGGTCACCATTGTTCTCTTGAATGTATGAATCAGTGCCATTGTTGATTATTTGCAGGTTCCCTTGATTACCAAACCTTAATGATGAGTCGTTAGGGAATACAGTTGTTGGGTAACCTGCCCCACCAAAACTGCCGTCTAATCTAAAATAAGTTGCAACAGTGCCATCACCATAATCACTCTGGAAAATAATATCTTTATCATCAGCTTTATTTGTAATTCTTATATGGCCAGTGGAGTTTTCAATAATTGAATCAGTGCCATCGTGTTTAATAAATAAATCTTGAGAGTTACCAAACTGTGCTGAAATATTGTCAGCAAAAAGAAGACTCTTGGAAGCCCACATATAACCTCCAGAGCCATCTATTGTTAAGTAAGCGGTAACTCCACCGCTACCATCATCAGATTGGAAAACTATATCCTTGTCGTCAGCGTAATTTATAAAACTTAAATTCCCTGTTAAATTTTCAACAACGGTATTTGTACCGTTGTGCATAATTTGTAGGTCACGACTACTGCCAAATGTAAGTCTCGAATTGTCAGGAAAGGTTGTATATGGGTTGCCACTTGAAACTGACCCATCTAAAAAGAAGTAGGTTTCATATCCTCCACTACCATCATCGCATTGAAAAGTAATATCTTTGTCGTCTGCACCATTTATTATTTGTAAATCTCCAACAGTGTTGTAAATGTATGAATTGGATGCGTGATAAATTCTTAGGTCTTTAGAATCTCCAAAAGCTGCAACTGATTGATCAGGAAATACAGTCCATGTATAACCACTGGAACCATAGGAACCATCTAAAAAGAAGTAGGTTTCATAACCCCCACTACCGTCATCACTTCTGAAAACAATATCTTTATCATCTGCTTTATTTGAAATATAAAGATCTCCAGTAAAGTTATCTATAACGGAATCACCACTAGTGTTGTGGTAAATAACAAGGTCATTATCAGCACCAAAACCCGATTGAATACCGTCGGCAAATCTAATTGATTTTGAAAAATAGGTTAGTTCTGCGCCCCCATCAACACGGAAATATTCTGCCGTTCCGCCAGAGCCATCATCACAATAAAACCTTATATCACCATCATTAGTGTTTTGTGTGATGGAAATATCCCCACCATTGTTTTGTATACTAGCCCCTAGACCAGTGTGCCTTATGAGTAAGTTTCCAGAATCTCCAAAACCTAAGAAAGAATTGTTTGGGAAGATTGTATATGGATCTCCTGTAGATTTAGATCCATCTAAAAAGAAATAGGTTTCAAAGCTTCCACTACCATCGTCACATTGGAAGATAATGTCCTTATCATCTGCGCCATTCGCTATCTTGAGATCGCCAACTGTATTATAAACCCAAGATTGTGTTCCATCATGGTATATCCTTAAATCTAAACCAGATCCAATAGCTATAATTGAATTATCGGGGAAGACTGTCCAGTTAGTGCTTCCAGCAAGAGATCCGTCACAGAAGAAATAGGTTGCATTACCCCCACTACCATCGTCGCATTGGAAGATGAGGTCTTTGTCGTCAGTAGCTTGGCGAATATAAAAGTCGCCTGTGTAATTATCTAGATAGGTATTGTTACCATCGTGCATGAAACGAGCATCACCACCTGTTCCAATACGAAGTGGTATTGAATCATCCATACGGATTTCTTTATGCGCCTTAGTGTATCCAGAATCTCCATCTAAACGGAAGTATGGAGTTGTTCCTCCAGACGTGTCGTCACATTGAAAAATTATATCTTTGTTATCCGCTGTGTTAGTTATGTAAAAATCACCAGTGTTATTCTGAATGTTAGAGTTAGTGGCATCATGCCAAATTTGTAGATCAGAACCCGTGCCCATGTGTAAGTAAACACCATCATTTAATAAAACACTTACTGGGAAAACATTTTGATTAGCTCCTCCATCTACACGGAAATATTCTGTAACACCTCCAGAACCGTCGTCGCTATAAAATGTAATATTACCGTCGTTAGTGTTATTATAAATAAACAAATCACCAACATTATTACTTACATAGCTATGACTGCCAGAGTGCCATAACTCTAAATCATTTGCAGATCCTAAACTTACTCGACCATTATCTGGAAAATTTAATTTACCATCAGTTGTAAATGTTGCCCTGACTGCGCTATTTATATAAAACAAAAATGGATCACTAGATGATATAGCAACACCTCCAAGACTAGTTGGAATGATTGAGGCATCATAACTATCGTTGCCAATTTTTATTCCTTTGGCATTTGTACTGCCTACATCAATTTCAATGCCTTGGTTAAATGTCCAGTAATCTGTTGAATTGCTCCATGCAATAGTATAATCACTAGCACCTTTCAGGGTAATACCACCACCATCAGCCGTTGTGTCAGATGGGGTGTCTACATTGCCTATGACAATGTTCTTATCCTCAACTAATAAATTAGTAGTGTCTATGGTTGTCGTTGTGCCATTGATGGTTAGACCGCCTGTAACTGTTAAGTCGCCAGTTATAGTGGCTCCTGTTGCAGATGTCTGGAACCTAGTAGTTCCTTCAGACATTAAGAAACAATGACCACCATCAGTAAACTGAGCCATAGGATTTCCATCAGTATCTTGGAAGTAAATAGCAGGGCCGTTTGTTTGGAGATAAAGTCCTCCAGTGCCTTCATCTTTTATGTAACTATGAGAACCACTGTGATAAATTGCTAAATCATAACCTGCCCCAAATCTAGCTCGTCCGTTATCAGGTAAATCAATATAGCCATTACCGTGAAGTGCGATTCCATCTGTGGTTGTCTCGAACTTCTTGGAGTTGTTGTGGTATAATTCAACCGCACCATTTGCAGTTGCTACAAGCATATTTTCTCCAGTGGAGCTTTCTAATTGTATTGAATTTCCTGACTGTATATAAAGACTACCAGTTACATTATTGGTTATATAACTATGGGTTCCATCGTGGTAGATCTGTAGATCATCTGAAGCACCAAGCCTTACTTTTTGACTGTCCCCCAAATCTATATGAGAACCAATGGTTAATGCACCACCACCAGTGCCAGAAAATGTAACTAGTCCATCAGCCTTTAAATCTAAAATAGATGTGTTAGCAACAGTCATTGCTAAATGCGTTGAACTACCATCATAGTAAGAACGCATTTTAGTTTGCTTTGGTGTAGGCCCATCAAAGATTATGTAGTTGCCATTAGTAAGTTGAATGTTGCCACTATCAACATGAAGTTTTTCTGCTGGACTCGCAGTACCGATTCCGATATTGCCTCTTAAATTTTTAATTGTTGGTATAGTTTGGTCTGCCATTTTATGATACTGCTGATGCGTCTCCCATTACGTGATAACAAAGTCTTCCTGATACTGACGTTGCACTACTAGTGTTTGCTCTAAATTGAATTGTGAAACTGTCCCCTGTCCCATCTACGATTTGTGATAAGATCCCATCAGTAGTTAAATTGTCGTGTTCTGTTAGTATAATTCCTGGCTCATTGTACGATCCCACATTGCCAGTGTTCTGTATAAAGAACTCACCGACATAAGCAAAGGAACTATGGTTGCTCCAATCACCTGATATGAATACTTTTACATGACAAGCAGTATGGTCGGCCAGTGTGACTGTTAAGCCAGTTGAGAAGGTTTGGGTTACTGAATAATCTTTTCTGCCAATTAAATGTCCGTTAGTTGTACTGCTTCCTATCCTTGCATTTCCTCTAACTTCTAACGCTTCGGTGGGAGTAACCCAACTACTATTACCTACACCTAACTTTGTATAAATTCTTGTAGTGTTTGATATGTCTATTGAGTTTGCTATATCGGTATGACCAGTAATTCTTGCCGTTCCTTCTACATGGAGCTTTTGTGCTGGGCTTGTAGTGCCTATTCCAACCCGACCTGTCGAGCCATCGATCCGCATGATCTCAGCTTCAGTACCACCAGCATCCGCTTTGAAAATAATGTCTTTGTCGTCTGCGGTATTGCGAACGTATAAGTCTCCTGTGTTATTAGTAATTGATGAGTCGGTTCCATCATGCCTAATATTTAAATCACCTGCTGGGCCAAATGTTGCAGGGACATTGTCAGCAAAGTTTAAAGTTTTGCTAACAAATAAATAACCTAACCCACCATCTAAACGGAAATATTCAGCTATACCACCTGACCCGTCATCACATTCAAATATTATATCCCCGTCATCATTGTTATTTTTAATAATAAGGTTGCCTGTATTATTTGTAATAGCCCCATTTGCACCATTGTGCATAAATAACATATCAAGGCTAGTACCCAACTGGATCTGAACGCCATCAAGTAGCCTTAACTCTTTACTAAAAAGAATGTTTGTTGCGCCCCCATCTACACGGAAATATTCTGTAACACCTCCACTACCATCATCGCATTCAAACTTTATATCGGCATCATCAGCATAATTAGTAAACTTAATATTTCCAGTTGTGTTTGAAATAAGGGCATTAGTTCCATTATGGACTATGCCTAAGTCCATACCAGTTCCAAACTGCAAATAAGAGTTATCTGGAAATATTGTAATAGGGTTGCCAGAAGAAGCTGACCCATCTAAATAGAAATAGGTTTCATTTCCACCAGAGCCATCATCGCTTCGGAAAATAATATCTTTGTCGTTAGCATTGTTAGTAATATATAAATCGCCAGTAGAGTTATTTATATAAGTATTACTCCCATCATGTACGAAGTCTAAATCAGCACCAGTTCCGAAACGCAAATGTGAATTATCTGGAAATACGGTATTAGGCTCTCCACTTGATAATGAACCATCTAAGTAGAAATAGGTTTCTATTCCACCGCTCCCATCGTCAGATTGGAATATAATATCCTTGTCATCTGTATAATTTATAATGTATAAATCGCCAGTATTGTTTTCAATTCTAGAATCTGTGGCATCATGATAAATCCTAAGATCAAAATTACCTGAACCGAAAAGTAACTTAGAGTGGTCAGGGAATACTGTTTTTGGAGTCGAGTCAGTATTCAATGACCCATCTAAAAAGAAATAGGTTTCCTCTCCCCCACTACCATTATCGGAACTGAAAATTAAATCTCCGTCAGTCCCTCCATTCTTTAAAGTGGTGTTAACCCCGTCCAGAGTAATATCAAAAGTACCTGTTGAACTGGAGTCATATAGCTGAATGTTAGGAGTCCCTGCAATAACCTGCAAAGAGCTTTCAGTTAAAATCAGTTTATCGGCACTCTCATCCCATTGCATATAGGAACCACTCGTAGCACCATAGAATTTTACATCGTGTCCTGTGTCATCGACACCTACTTGAACTGTTCCTCGTACATCGAGTCTTGAAAGTGGAGAGGTTGTACCTATACCTACTTTACTGCCAGCTATTCTCATTTGCTCTGCTACAGTTCCATTAGCAGCCCCCGATGTATTCGCATGGAAAGCCAAATAGGTTTCTGTAATGTTTGCGGGATCAGTGTAACTTGATTTTATAAATGCTGTATTGTATTGGGTTGTAAATGCTAGTTCTCCAGTATTAGTGTTAACGCTTCCAGCATCTATTAATATATCTCCTAATACATGAAGTTTTTCATCTGGGCTTGTAGTTCCTATACCCACGCTACCACTAGAAGTAACCCGCATCCTTTCCGAAGTCCCTGCGAGTAGTATTAAGTTGTCCCCACTAGCTCCTGTACCCACATGGTAATCTCCTGATGTACCACTAGCTTTATAAAATATTTTAGCTTCTGATGTTGAGCTTGTGAATGTAGAAACAATTCCAGAACCACTTACAACTGATAAAGTTCTTGCAGGGCTTGTAGTGCCTATACCTACGTTACCTCCCTCTTCAAGACGCATTAATTCCGTAGAACCATTAACATCAAATATAATGTCACTATTTGCACTTACTTTTGTATCATCTTCAAACTTTATGTAAGAGCTTGAATAAGTTGTTCCCTTGAACTTTTTATTATCTACAGCGACAATGTCGCCACCTGCTGACATATCAATGGTAAGTGCAGTAATCTCTGAACCTCCATCATTACCTTTAAATACTAAATCTTTATCAGATACTCTTGACCTTATCTCAAAGTCCCCACCATTCTGATTCATGCTGAGAGTACCAACTATTGTACCATCATCGCTTAATATGATATCACCACCACCTGCATCGAATGTTATATCGGCTCCAACGTCTAATGAAAAAGCACCTCCGTCAGAAATAGTAGAACCATTAATAGTTATATCATCTACAGTAAGAGTAGTGAGTGTACCTAACGAAGTGATATTGCCTTGGGCTGCTGTGGTTAAAGTTCCTGCTATATTGCCAAACGCCACATTGCCAGCAGATCCACTGTAAACTTCCGATAATGGCGAGGCATCAGCAATAAAGGTAAATACAGAAGCACTATCGTCCCACCCAAAGAAACCTATCTTAGCAGCAGAACCATTGTGATAACGGAACTCGATACCCCTATCTTTGTTGTCATCACTTGAAGGTGCGCTGTCACCACCAAGGGTGAATACAGGATCGTCAATCGTGACAGTCGTACTGTTAACCGTAGTCGTAGTACCATTGATAATGAGGTCGGCTGATACCGTTAGGTTTCCTGTTACAGTTGCCCCAGCAGCAGTTGTCTCGAATTTCTTTACGTCGTTGTGATATAACTCAACGGCTCCATCACCTAAAAATTTGGCGTAGTCTTCGTCTCCTGCGTTGTTCCTTAAAATTATATTGTCACTTTCTAAAATAAGAAATGTTGAACTGTTATCTATATAACTATGAGTCCCGTCGTGGTAAATCTTTAGATCACTACCATCGCCCAATGTTAATTTTGCTGAATCGCTAACATTTAAATCTTTGACTACTTTTATGTTTGTGGCACTTCCATCCAACAACATATAAGTATCTAAACCCCCAGACCCATTATCAGCTTGAAAGACTATGTCTTTGTCATCATTATATTGCTGGATATAAAGGTCACCTGTACCGTTGCTCTGTATATAACTGTGAGCACTATCATGAAATATTCTTAAATCACTGCCAGTACCAAATAAAGCTTTTTCATTATCTACCCAATTAGTGTCTTTTAAAAACTTTATATTATTATTACCTCCGTCAAAGTAAAGGTAGGTTTCTAACCCACCACTATTGTCGTCAGCTTGGAAAAGAATATCTCCATCGGGTGTAGCAGCTTTAAACGTAACGTCAGCACCATTGAAATCTATATTGAATTGATTAGCTGTGTCAGAATCATATAGCTGAATATTAGGGGTAGCGTCTACAATTTGTAGAGAAGCTTCGTTTAAAATTAACTTGTCTGCGCTTTCATCCCAAAGCATATAGGAACCGCTTGTAGCCCCGAAAAATTTAACGTCGTGTCCTGTGTCATCCACTCCAACTGTAAGTGTGCTGGATAAAGTAGAAGCTCCTGTTGTTGTTATACCTCCTGTAATTGCTATGCCTGTGGAGGTTGTCTCAAACTTTTGTACATTATTATGGTACAAATTAGTAGCCCCATCCTCAAAGGCAGTCATCATAGTCTCGCCATTATTTGCCGATTTTAATCTGAACGCATTTGTGCTGATTATTAAATCACCTGTTCCGCTTTCGTCTCGAATGTATGAATTACTCCCGTCGTGGTAGATCTTTAGATCTGAACTTGCCCCAAAGTTTAATTTAACATCGTCTAGTAACCTTGCATCTTTTGAAAAAACTGTTCTTTCCTCTGAACCATCAACTCTAAGATATTCTATAGTACCGCCACTTCCGTTATCGTTATAGAAACGGATCATCTTGTCGTCAGCGTACTGAATAAATTGAAGATCTCCTGTATGATTTTTTATAGATGAGTTAGTACCATCGTGATTAAAATGTAAATCACCTCCTGTACCTAAAACTAAATTTGAATTGTCTGGGAATACTGTATATGGGTCACCTCCAGAAAAAGAGCCATCTAAACGGAAATAAACTTCTGTGCCTCCACTGCCATCATCGGAATAAAAAACAATGTCTTTATCATCGGCTCTATTAATAATATTAAGATGCCCAACATAATTATTAATATTGGTGTCAGTTCCATTATGAGCTATAACTAAATCTCTGCCGTCGCCAAAACATAAAGAAGAATCATCTGGAAAAACTGTTATCGGATAATTGCCAGAATTTAGGGAACCATCTAAATAAAAATAGGTTTCATTTCCACCACTACCGTCATCTGCTTGGAATATAATATCTTTGTCGTCGGCAGCATTTCTGATAGTTAAATCGCCCGTGCTATTTATTAAAAAAGAATTAGCACCCCCATGATATATGTCTATATCATTACTGTTTCCGAGTCTAAGTCTACCATTGTCAGTTAGCTTTATATTTTGACTTCCAGTAACATCAAGGGTTTTTGAAAAAATAATTGTTTCATCACCACCGTCTAAACGGAAGTATTCTGCTACACCACCACTGCCATCATCACTCCTGAATATAATATCCGCATTGTCAGCATTATTTTGAATGTATAAATCGTTAGTTGAATTAGCGATGTATGTATTAGTCGAATCATGGTAAATACTAAAATCATGACTTGAACCAAAAGATAAAAAAGAATTATCTGGGAAATTTGTGATAGGGTTACCACTTGAAGCAGAACCATCTAAACGGAAATAGGTTTCTACTCCACCGCTTCCGTCATCGCACTCAAAAATTATATCTTTATCGTTAGCACTCTGTCTGACGTACATGTCTCCAGTGCTTCCAATAATATAATTATCTGTGCCGTTATGAAAAACCGTCATGTCGGCACTAGTCCCTAAAGCTAATCTTGCATTATCAGGGAAAACAGTAAATGGGTTTCCTGATGAAAGACTGCCGTCTAAACGGAAATAAACTTCTGTGCCTCCACTGCCATCATCAGATTTAAATATAATGTCTTTATCATCACCAAAAGCACCAATAATTAAACTGCCTGTATTGTTAGAAATGTATGAGTCAGTTCCATTGTGGTAAATTTTTAAATCACCACTGTTTCCAAAGGTTAATCGACTATCGTCAGGAAATCTAGTAATCGGATTTCCTGAAGAAGCTGAACCATCCAAATAGAAATAGGTTTCTATACCTCCACTACCATCGTCGCATTGGAAGATAATATCCTTATCATCTGCGGAGTTCTGAATAGTAAGATCTCCATTGGTATTAATTATATTACTATTAGTACCGTCGTGATATAACTGAAGATCGTTACCTGCCCCAAGATATAATGGAGTCCAGTCAGTTAGCCTTAAAGCGTCTGCACTCTCGTCCCAAAGAAGATATCTGCCAGAAGTAGCTCCGAAGAATTTAACATCGTAGCCTGTATCGTCTACTCCAACAGTGAGAGTTCCATCCAGTTGTACGTTGCCATCAATATCAACGGCATCTAAGTTTGTCGTACCATCAATATCAACATCGTTAGATATGTCTAAAGAGGTAGCTACCAACTCTCCAGTTATTGTTACACCAGTAGATGTTGTATCTAGTTTTACAACATTGTTATGACGCAACCTTACAGCACCTCCTTCGATGTACTGAACACCATTTTGCCCATTAACTCCCCCGATATTAACCTGAGTAGATCCTTGTATATTTAAAACTCCTGTGCCTGAATCTTTAATTATTGAATTACTTCCATCGTGATAAATCTCAAGACCATCGGAGCTAGTTCCAAAAATAGCTTTAACATCATCATTCAAGACGATGCTGCCAGTCATCGTGCCACCTGCGAGGGGGAGTCCTCCAAGACCAGATAAAGTAATATTATGTGGGTTAGTAGCCCCAATGTGTGTGCTTAAATCAGAGGCTAAAGCTAACCCTACTTCTGATATCGTTTTATTCTCCCATTTACTATTAGAAGAATTGTATTGTAGTAATTCATTGTCAGCTAAAGATGCCAACGTAACGTCATCCATCTCAGCTAAAGTGTTCTCTAAAGCTACCGCAGCATTTACAAAAGCTGTCGTTGCTATCTGTGTAGTGTCTGTACCTGCGTTAGCTGTAGGTGCTGTAGGTGTTCCTGTAAGAGCAGGGCTTGCTAAAGGTGCTTTTAAAGCTATCGAATTAGTTACTGTTGTCGAGAACGAAGCATCGTCATTCAAAGCTGCTGCTAACTCATTAAGCGTATCGAGTGCAGCAGGGGCTGAGTCTATTAGGTTACTAACCGCAGTAGTAACATAAGCAGTTGTTGCTATCTGTGTACTGTTAGTCGCTGCTGATGCAGTAGGTGCAAGCGGAGTCCCTGTAAATGTAGGACTCGTAAACATCGTGCCCTTAGACTCATTAGTAACATTTCCTAAGTTGACTTGAGTAGCGGTGACACTATGAGGATTATTCGTTGCACTGGTGTGTGCAGATAAAGATGATGTCGAAGCAATACCTGCTTCAGACAAAGTTTGGTTTAACCATTTAGAAGAGAAGGTATCATATTGTATGATCTCATTATCTCCCAGAGATGTGAAGTTAACATCATCCATCTCAGCTAGAGTATTCTCTAGCGTAATTGCACTATTAACAAACGCAGTAGTCGCTATCTGAGTCGTATTAGTTCCCGCAGAAGCTGTCGGTGCTGTAGGAGTGCCTGTAAATATTGGGCTATCTTTAGGGGCTAATTTGCTCTCTATTGTTAAACTTGCTGTAGATGGAGCAACTGTTACCGCAACTAAGCTAGATGTGCTTTCAGGAGATGTTAAAGTACCCCCTGTCGCAGAAGTTACACTTAATGTGCTTGCTGCGGGTGGTGTAACGGTAACCGTATTGACCGTCTGTGAAACAGTAGCTTCTTCATTTGCCATTAGATAATTTCTGGTATTATATCAAAAGTTAATCGGAAAGAGTTAATAACTTCATCAGTAGTTGCTTCGCTACCGTCAGGAGCAACATCAGTAATTTTTAAATCGCCAAAAATAGTAATTTTTTCGTTAGGGAGCGCATCAGAAGCTGCGGTATCAAAGTGCAATGTGATATTTGCGTTAGCTGTATTAGAAGCCCCTACGTTAGGAAATCTAATCCTCCCCGATGTTGATTGTAAAGATGAGGTAGAAGCTGACGCTGCTGTGTCTGTCGTAGTTAAAGTATCTACAACCTCTCCCTGAACAGAATTATTTGTTTTCCTCCTAAGAACTAATGAAGCTTTATGCCTAAATTTTTTAGGAGCAGAACCAAGAGTCGTAGCATTAAAAAAGTTTTTAGTATATGTCTCCCCCGAAGGGATATACTTTATATCTACTTGAGTCTGCTGACCCCTCTTAATCTCTATGTTAGCCATGATTACTTAGAAGCGTGATAGCAAAGAACTGTGCCACTATCCAAGGTGACTTTGGAAAACTGTCCGTAGATAGTAATTCCCGCAGGAAGAGTAACACCCCCCTTTAGGGCTTTTGCTCCCACACCAGTATCAGTAAGTTCAGCCCAAATAGTTCCCGTAGCATCTAAGACGGCAGCCTCAATAACGAGAATTGCGCATATATCTTTTTCGATTGACTCAGTCCCGCTACGCATAGTAGCTCCTGCTTCTCCATATATTCCTTTTAATGTTCTGTTTTCAGCCATAATATAATTTGTTTTATTGTTAAATTGTTAATACATCCCTAACATACCACCACCTACGCCATTAGGGGCTATGTTTAAAGTGGGTTTAGCAGTCCCCCTATAAGAGTCAGTGTCTGATTCTAAAAGTTGGGTTACTAAGCCCCAATGATACTCTGCTCTTTGGGCATCTCCGTTATCTTCTCCCAGTTTACCTAAAAGAGCGTGTTTTATAATTGCATTAGATGGGATGTGAATTAGATCATGAGCACTGTCGCAATCTATCCATCTTCTTTTCAAAAGTAAATGTGCTGTTGAGGTATCGTTTGTGCCTCCTACCCTAAATCTTCTGTACCTTGATACTCCATTTCTTGAATTAATTTCTGCAAGCATTAAATCTTTTGTACTATCTGTAGTTATGCTTTCTCCAGCTACTCCTTGATATTCCGCAACAACAATTATAGGATGATCCGATTCCATATCAGACCAAGTAATAGACACTATGTCCGTAACATCGGTATCTGCTACTAAATCAAGTTCAAATCCAGCAGCGTCTCCTGTCGAAAAAGAAGCTTTAAAATCATGAGTAACTTCTGTATAAGAAGATAACTCTAGTTTTGTTTCTGGATGAATTACACCGTGGTGATTTGTTGCATCGCTGTGTTGCCTAAACCTAATGTTTATTTTTCCTAATTCAGGTCTAGTGTTAAAAGGGCCTTTTAAAGAAGAATATTTTATTTTATACTGGCTGCCTGATACTAAATCCCTGTACGTTGGAGCATACCCATCATCAATAAAAGAACTTAAAAGGGTGTCATCCCGATCATTAGTACCAAAAATTTTATAGTCGTGCCATAAGGATCTTGTAGGTAACGGGTTATTATCTAATATACCCGCTACTAATGAATCGGTTTCTGGAGGCAGTGATATGTATTCATCTTTAGCACTTTGGGAATGCTCTAAAAGCATTTCCCGCCAGTAGCCCATTTTATATATTCTGGGCATTATTTCATTTAAGGCTTCCCAAAAATCAGAAGGGGAAGCATTAGATGCATCTAAATACTTTTTATGAGTAGTCTCTAATTGCTGGGTAGTTAATGCTGGCACAATATACTAAATATAAGAGAAATTGTGCTTAATTCAAGCTGTCAACTAGTCCCATATTTTATAGGGGATTTCCGTGTTACTTACATCACTTATATTAGCACATTGCCCAGCTAGCCATTTAGGAGGGCAATACACGTTCCATGCCTGTTTTCTGTGGGCTTCTTCTAACTGACCATCTACATGATAATCTTTTTTGCCTATATAGTCAGTAGCATTATTAATATGTGCATATACTTTTTTATAAATTTTACTGTTTAAAGCATAAGCATGCGTCCTATTAGTACTTATAACCCTTTTAATTTCCGAGTTTTCAGTAGCTATCGGTTTCATTCTATGTTGGCCTCCCAAATATAATTGATCCCAATCTTTAGGGATATTAGACAAAAAATTAAATATCAATTGGTAAGGGTTATCAATAAACTGCACATCATCTTCTAGTATAAGAATACTATCTATTCCGTGTGTCTCTCCTTTAATTTCTACCTCCATAATAGCATTTTCTATTATATTGCTATGGGATTTTAAGCACCCCCACGCTCCAGCTCCCGCTAAAAAATAAGGAGGGCACGTTGTTTTATTCCCCATAATTGCTGGGTATACTATAACTTCATGCCTTTCTGCTAATCCGAGTTCTTCTATATGTTTAAAAAATCTAGCTAATCGAACAGGTCTGTCAGGTCTATTAATAACATAGATGCGATCAAACCAATAACTAAGCTTTATATACTTAGGGTCTACCATGCAGCCCCATTATGTACTCGCTCTTGATATTAGTAAAGGAGTCCAGTTAATATTATCGTAAGTTATTTGCACAATAGATTTAAGGGAGCCTTCCGCAGCAGGGTAGGACTCGCCTATTTTTACATAAAAGTAAGCCGTCCTGTCATCTTCAGACTCACCTCCTCTATCAAAATTAGTCATACTAGCTCCTTCGTTGTCTGATTCTAATTTAGGAAGTTGGTCATCGTCTGAAAGTTCGTGAGCTTCTTTAGTTACAGCAGCATCTCTGTGAATTGTTACATCAGCAGCACTTATAGTAACCCCAGAAAGATCAACCGTATCAGATAAAACTATTTTCCATTTTAAAAAAATAGAACCAAATGTATCTCCAACAGGTAAGTCCATAGCATAAACCCCCGTGCCTTCCCCTAAATCATTTGTAATTTCACCAAAACCGTTTGCCGACACATCTCTTAAAATTCCTTGCCCTTCCGTCTGCCCATGAACACACACAAACTTATCTACTGTTGAGGTTGAAGGTACTAAATCGGGAATCTTGTGAAAATGCCCATCAGTTGGAGAATCAACTCCTTCAGTACTACCTCCTAAATTATGTTGGTGGGGGGTGTCGGAGTATGATCCACCAGAAGAATAAACACTTCCAGTATAGTCAGTAAGACTGTGGGTATGAGCACTTTCAGTGTGTGTTTTTGAATTAGCATCTGAACCATTTGCAGAAGTGCTATAAGCAGTAGTCGTTTTAGTATCACTTTGAATTATTGTTTTAAAAGTATTAATACAATATCGTAAATAACCTTTATATAAACGAGTCCTAGGGCTCCCTGAAGAATCTACAAATCTTTCTAATTTAAAAGGATGTACAGGAGTTATACTCCCTAACCCAGAACCTGAACCACTAGAGGCCCCCGAACCATTAAAAGAGGTGTACGGAGAATGTTCGTAGTTTGCATCAAATATATTGTGTTGAAACTCACCGTAGGGGTTATCAACTAAATTAAGTTCTGTTAGGCTTGACCCAGCAGATTCTTTTACATCTCCTCTACCACTAGCATCAATATCAGCCATGTTATGTAGAAGCTACAGGTTTATATGCAGTTATCTTTTCCCTCAAAAAACCTCCTCTATAAGGTCTCTGTGAATCCGCTATTATAATAGTGTCAGGCCAATCTACATGATTTGTCTTTAAAAACAGCCAGCGAGTTCCTATATAATTGTATACAGGGTGGTTGCTTCCTGTTGTAGCTGTAACCAAAATTTGGTTATGTAAAGTAGGAGGTACGTTTACCGTTGCTATGGGAGTCTGAAATACTAAAGGCTCAGGAAGCATTGGATTTATTGTTCCTATATGAGTGTGCCCTCCGTCTTGAGAAGTAGATGTAGGAAAACCAGTATCAGAGTCTGTCCAATACAATTGAACTAATACTTTAGTAGGGCCACTATAGGCACCTCTTTTATAGATAGGATAAACTATGGTGTCGGTACCCCCGTCATTCCGTGTCCAGTTTTCATCTGCAATTCGATCAAGAACAGCTGGCCACGTATAATTTTGATATGTAGTATAAGATCGAACTAAGTTATTAGTATCTGTCTTAACAACTTCTTTTTCAGAAATAGAATACCAATTATCTGACAACTGTCTACCTTCACAAAGAATACCAAATTTATTAGACCCCTCACCATCTATTAACTTAGATCCAAAAAAAGGAATAGGGCCCTGAGCAGTAGCTGCGTTCCCTAAAGCAAAAACTTGAGAAGTGTTCTTAGAAGGGTCTGTAGGTACTGTTGTGTCTGATTCCTTAAACACTGTAGTTTTTACAGGTAGCTCGTCTTTATGAAAAATTGTTTGTTTAGAGCGAAGAGCAAAATTAAACTCTGCGTCTACGTCCGTTCCACGAATAGGGATCTTTTTTATAAATACCCGCTGCTCTACAACATATAAAGAATCCAAAGTCTCATCTCCTGAACGAACTTGTCTTCTTTCAAATAAAATATAATCAGTGTCAAATTTAACTCCATTTGTTCTAGTTGCTAGAATAGCCGCTCCACTAGAGTCTGTACCTGCCAAGACGGTTCCTGAAAAGGGAGTTAAGTCTGTATCGCCCGAAGGCATGTAAGTATTATTATCTTTCTTCTGACCTAAGTTTAATAAAGCTTCGGTATCAACGGATGTATTGTAACCTATTTTAGGAGAGTTGGTTTCGTAGCTACTACGAAGAGTTACATACGTTCTGACCACAGTATCATACAAAGGATTAGAGCCTCCCGCAGCTTGGAACTCCCAGTTATAGTCGTCTTGACTAGCCCTGTCTTTTACATAATACCAGTATTGAAACTGGCCTTGATCTTCATCAGCATTTTTAATTAAAGCTAATTTAAAGTCAGGAAACTTATCTGTGTTAGGATGATTAGACCCATAAGCACTATCACTTATAGTTTCGGCAGACCCCGCTTTTCTGCTAACGTCAACCACTTCGACAACAACTAAATCCGCTACCTTTGGAGTTGCGAACTCAAATACCCGTTGTCTTCTGTTCGGGGATGTTGCCATTTATTATGTCTTGCCTAAGAAAATTCCGTGTAGTTTATCTCCAGATGCACTAAACGTAAAAGTAACTGTGCCAGAAGAAGCCTCCCATCTTGGAATAAATAAAGCGGATCTTGGAACTCTAACTCCTACAGTAGTCCCTACTCCTGAGTTAAAAGTAACTGTGCCATAAACAGGGTTTGAAGCAGCAATCGCAATGTTTCCTGTATTAGTTGCTTCAGTTTCATAATATATGGCTACAATCTTATCATCTACAGATGGACTTTGACCATCAGGAAGATGCACTTCATCCCCATTAGCATCCCGTGCAATAGCTCCTGAAGGTTGATTTATGTAAGCATTCCCAGTGGTATTTGTTAACTGATTTGTAGCTAAGTTCCATGTTGTTACATTACCATTAGCGGCTGCTTCTATAGTAAACTCATACATGTAATCGGCATCGTCCGAACTAAGCACGGTTGTGTTCGTACCACCGAGTGGAATATTCCCCCTAATCCCTGTTGAGGTAAGGTTAGCAGATAATTGCTGAACTAAGTTTAAAGAGGTAAGTGCCATATTAAGCCATATAAGAATTACCTGCTTCAGGCGTAACAGCAGGAGCCGTCATTGTAGCTTCTTCAGAAGGAACCATTCCCTTATATACACGCAATGCAAAGTCAGTCATAGACATTTCACCATCTTTCAACCTGCTAGCCATTTCTGGGTTTTGATCCAGAGTGCTCTCTATTACAGATAACTGAGACTGGTGCTTTTGATTGTTTGGATCATAGTCTTGCCTGTAAACAATTCTAAATAATTGCATCAATAAACCTTGATCAAGAACGTCTGTTTCTGGTTCCTCCTCAGCCATTTCATCTACAGAGGGTTCTATTTCATCAGGCATAGCAATATCCTGCTCAGGCATTTCTAAACCAGACAAAGTATCATCTACTTTATCCACCATACTCATTTCTTGTCCAGAGTCAGCAGCTTCTGCCTCAGCAGCCGCCATACCCTCTTCATCGTATTTAAATTTCTTTTTTCCTACAGTCGGCATAATAAATAATTGGTTGTACAAAAATAACCCCGATCCCCTGCTTTATCAAGAGGATCGGGGATTATTGTGAATAGTAAACCTTTAAGGTTAGACGTTAATATCTACTCTAAGTTGAGCTATTGTAATAGCTTTTATCTTTTGCTCTGACTGATCATAGACCAATACAAGGTCGTCGTCAGCCATAGTAGTAGAAGTTAATATTTCTAATATAGGCGAATCATCTAAAGTTGGCATAATTTTTAATAGTTAAAATTAATATTATGTGGGGTTCCTTTTTACGGGAACCCCACTTTAGAATTAAGCAGCAGGTGTACTACTTGTACGCTTGAACAATATGGCATACCCGAAGTTAGTCTTGATTGGCTTAGAAGCCGAAGCAAGAATACCTCTGAAGAAACCAATAGTTCCGTCTGGGTTAAGTGTTACATCAGGGATGTTAGTCCACTTGAACTCACCTTTGTAGTTAACAGGATTAAAGGATAATCCGTTAGCATTAGTGATTGGTGCAGGAATCAAAGACTCCATCACGTTATCAACGAGAACGTAAGCTGCTTCAAAGTCGGCAGAATCGTAAGCAGTGTTAACAATAACCTTGTTCGTTGCAGAACCAGTAGTATCACTAACAGTGTAAGGATCAATTCTTTCCAGTTTGTCAGTACTAGCGTTAAATGAGAAACGTGGTGCAAGATCATCTACCAAGTGATAGAAACCTCTAAAGCTCTTCTCAACTCCTAATGGAGCAATGAGGTCAGAAACTTTAGCATTATTGTAACGCACGTCATCACGGAATCCAGCTTCAGTCATCAATTGATATGATGCTTCAGACGAAAGAACAAGGGAGAACACTGGGCGGCCATTCTCACGGCCATAAGCGTTTGCTCCAGCACCAGCTCTAACAAGTTTGAAGTAAATATCATCAAGAATCTTGTTGGAGATATTAGCGTCAATGTCACAACCGTTGTTTCCAGTATCTACGTTAATAGCGGTAAGAACCGTTCCTTCAAGATTAGTAGTAGTGGCTGTGCCTGAGGCTGAACACTCAACTACGTTGTCGCAGAGCTTAGAATACTCATCACGGTAACGCTCTTCCCACGAATGGCGGGTAGACTCTTTCAGAATATCCATAATAGCCCGAAGTTGCTCAGTTCTGTGAGCAGTGTAGCGAAGTTCCTCAACGTTAATTCGTGGAGACTCAACGATAGCTCTCTCAAGGCTGTAGTTCTTTTGAACTTTAGTGAAGTCAAGAGTGTTAACACTTGCTTTCTCAGTACCTATAGACAAAGTCTGGTCTTGCTGATTCGCAGACATACCATTAGCGGCAGTTCCGTGAGTTGATCCGATAGGTGAAAAGTCAACACCTACACTAATACCAGAGTCAGTAAAGTCCTTGTTAATAGGAGATAGTGGAAGAGCACGGTCATAAATAAGTGTACTCAATTGATACCCCATTCCTTCTGGAAAGGTTGTTTGTTTAATAAGGTCAATCCACGGTGATGTGTGGAGAGTTGCCTTGTGAATATCTGCACCAATTCGCCCCGCTTCTTGGGTAAGAACAGTATCTACTGCTGCGGAGGCATCTGTTGCAAAATCGTGTGGTAGTCCGAAGTCTGCGGCCATTTTATTTGTTTCTAATTATTTAAGTTAAGTTAAGTTAAGTTAAGGCAGACCACTCCATATCGATGGATTGTGGTCTATTTCAAAGTTAATTGAATCTTGACTAGAACTATTTAAGGCTAGAGCAACCGCAAAATTCTTAGTGCGTTTTAGGTCTGAACTAATTAATGGCTAGAGCAACCGACCCGTGACAGGTAAAATATAAACCTATTAAAATATTTAAGCAACCTTGAATTTTAAGCCCCCCACATTACCCTGACCCTAAACATTTCTGAGCTTATCCAATCGTAGATTTTTCCATTGGAATCTTTGTATTGTAATCTAAACGAGATATACTCGTTGAAATTACTACGTATTGGTACAAATGGCCTATGCCAAAGGAACTCTGGGTCTATAACACCATCTTGATCTACCTGTTTTACTTCTACTATATACCAGATAGGACGGTCAAAAGTAGAATCTGATACCCAACCAAGTGTTATCCACCCACTATAGATGTCATGCTCTATAGTTATATCAGGTACTGGTGGTATAGTTCCCCAATGATCGTCTGCTTGAAGTAACGGGGCAATACTACAAAACAGGGCTGTTAACAGCCATCTCACATTAATGATCCTTTGGTACTCCGTTATACAACTTTGACATTACTTTATCCATGTCCATTTCTAGCATTCCTATCTTCAAATCTTGACGAACATCAGAAGGTAGTGACCCAGAACCCCACTTACCTGCGGGCCAAAGTTTAACAAACTCTGAGTTTTCGCTTACATCTTTAGCGATCATCTGTATTTGAAAATCGTTGTGCTGAACTTCAGATTGTAGTTTAGAAGCCCACCACACTATACCCGCAGCTTGTACTACAAGCCCTATCCCTAGTGATAGTATAGTTTTAGTATCCACTTTTTTTCTTTAAGCCAGCTTCGACAGCTTCTGTAAAAGACTTAGGCTTCTTATGCCCATATCCTTTTTTCTTAAGTTTAAGATGGTCTTCATAAGTGTTAGCCATAACACCTTTACCATCTTTGTACATCATGTGCTTTTTAAAAGCTTTCTTCATTTTAGTACTTAGTATTAGGCTTAGGCTTAGGCTTGACTGGCTTTTTTGTTTTATTATATCTCATGACCTTCTTGATCTACGACTTGCTGCTTTCAACTCTTTCTTTTGTCCTTTTGTATATTTAGCTGTCTTTGCCGCATCTTTAAAATCTTGCGCTGAAGGAGCTCCTTTAGAGTTAGGTTTCCTCATCTTCTCTCCACTCCCAGCTTTTATTCTTTTTCTTTTTTTGTGTATGTTTTCGTATAAACTCATATTACCATTTTACTTTATTAGCCCAATAAGCTGCTGACATTTTTCCTTTTTTAATATTTTTCCCGTGCCTTGCTTTAAAAGATTTACGTTTCATTTTCATTCTACGAGACTCACCTGCTTTTGGTTTGCCAGCTGTTTTAGCTCCCTTTTGACCAAACCTAATAATTTTTACTTTGTCTCCTTTTTTAGCTAAAACAATGTGGCTTTTTTTAGGGTGGCTAGGAGTTGTTTTAGGTTTATTAAAACCTGCAAAAGTTTCTCCTCTATACTTTATTTTTCCTGAGGCAAGTCTTTTAAACTTCTTTGCCATCTTAATCTACATTAGGGTCGTCTGCTCTTAATCTTCTACGCACAGGTTCCTTCTTTTTAGGGGTTTTTTGTTTGCTTTTGCCCATTGCTTCAACCGCATCTATTTCAGAAAGACTTTGTTTTCCTTGTTTACCACCCATTTCAAAGGGTAAGTTTTTCTTCTTAATCTTCATAGACCGTGGATCTCTTGGCCCACGAAATTGGTCAGACTTTTCGTACTTACGGGCTTTTTTTGCTGTGCGTTTTTTATTTTTAGCATCCTTTAATGCTTGCTTTAAAACTCTTTTTGCTCCTTTTAATTCAGCCATGCTTTAAATATATACTATTTTTTCATTGAGACAATCGCTTGTTTTCAATACGCTTCCACACCCCGTCCTCAGCTAAATGTTGAGACTTTAAAGATTCATGAGGGCTATACCCCCATTTTTTTAAATGGTATAAAGTTTTTTCTACTCCCTCCCTGTACAGAGAGCATCTTATCCTGCAACGGATAAGATCTAAAGATTTCTCTCTATACAGTTGCTCCCAATCTGGGGAGGGCATGTCTATTCCTTTATATCTAACCCTATACAGAATTTAGGAGGAAGAACTTTTGCGTTAACCTCTAAAGAGACTTTCACAGGTTCTCCACTGCCATTATCTGTAAAAGGTACGTTAATACCTGCTCCAGTGTTTAATGTACTACAAGAAACACCACAGAATAGAACTGGAATGACACACAATAATAATGCAATTTTTTTCATATATTTGTTTGGTTTAGTTAGTTCCCACTAAGGGCTGCTTCAATTGCAGAAGCAAAATCTAAATTGTCTTTAGCAGCAGATCTACCAGAAACTTGTCCAGACATGTTAGGTTCCGCTGTTTCATAGTCAGCAAGTCTATCTGTAAGAGAATCATTTTCTTTTACAGTTTGAAAATATTCCTTTATCAAAGTAGGAAGCAATTGAGCAGCTACAGAGTTGTAAGCAAAATCAACAGGATGTATTACATTTGGCGACTCTGCATACGCTTTTTCTTTAATTGCTTCCATATCCACTCCTTCAAGGCCCTTTAAAAAAGGTAGTTTTTCAGACACTCTGTCTATTACATTTTGAGTAACTGCTTGTCTGTGTTTTAACTCCTCTGCTGCAATAGCATTACTTTTCTCCTCTTCTAATAATTTAGCTTCTCCTAATGCTTCTTCTGCATTCTTGTGAAGTTCTTCTCTTTTTTCAAGAATAGGTTCAATCTCTTCTATTGCTCTAAATATTTTAACTTTATCTCTATCAGAGGCTCCATGAAAAATATCAGATATTTTTTCATCTTGTTCTTCTATAGACTCCATATCCAAAGCATCTAAAATATTATCAGGATCAACTTCATACTTTTCAGCCAAAATATTTAAAGTATCAAAAACAGCCTCCAAAGGCTCAGAGACTGCTGTTTTATAAGCTTCTGTGTTTTCTAAATCATTAAAAGATTGTTGTCTTTCAAATTCGGCTAGCTTTTCTTTCATCTGAGAAAAATCTTCATTCTCAGATAAACCTTTCATTTCAGAAATTTGTTGTTCTTTTTCTTTTACCGCTTGTTGAAGTTGTTCGAGCTCGCTTCTATTTGTTTTTAATTCAGTCTTTAATTGTTTAAATCTAGTAGCTGCCTTAGGAGTCCACTCTTCTCCTACATCTTCAGTCAAACTTTCTAAAGGATCAGGGGTTGAATCTTCTGACTTTGTTTCAGTTTCTTTTGATTCAGGCTGGGCCTCTTGTTCTGGCTGGGCTTCTGGCTCTGGCGGGGCCTCTAGCTGGGGTTGATCCTCACTAGCTCCCGTTAGAGCTTGTTCTATTGCATCAAAAAAAGAAGCATCCTCAGACCCATTATTTTGGTCTGGAATGTTTTCTATTGTTGTGGGCCCGTCTATTGTTGTTGTATCTGAATGTGTTTCCATTCTTCCTGTACTTGTGTTTTATTTTCAGTTCTATATTTAGTTAACTTATAGAGATCATTGAAAGCGTCACGGTACCCTGCGCTCCAAGCGTAACGTTGACTAGTTGTAACTGGGTCGGAACCAATTCCTCCGTTGGTGGGGCCTGAAATTTCTTTGAGTATAGCAATTGCCGTCTGCAAAGCCTCAGATCCCAAGATTTCACGCAACTCTTCAACTTTTTTGACATCCTTAAACCATAAATCTAATGGTATAGGAAGGGAAATTATTTTTCTAGATGTTACTTTTTTATTAGCCACTTATGACTTATGCCATATCCTGTTGCATTTTCAAGACATTTTCTGCATCTCTCATAGCTTGCTCTTGCTCAAACTTAGCTTTCTTAAGCTCTAAGTCCAAATTGGCTTTCTCACGAGCCATTTGCATCTTTAACTGATGCTCTTGAATTTTAGTCTGCATCTCGCCTCCTCCTTCAGATTCTTGCCCTTGCGACTGAGCTGCTTCTCTTTGCATCTTTTGAACTTGTTTAGATGTGTTATTAATCATCTCTTCAGCAAACTGTAAAACTTGTTTAGTTTCTCCAATTAACCCTTCGGCAGCAGGGTCGCCCGCAAGCTGCTGCACCGTTTCAGAAATATGTTGATAATAAGATTGCAAGGCTGGTAAAGACGAGACTGGGTCTGCGGCTCCTGCGTTAAGTTGCTCTATTATCTGCATCAAAGCAGGTGCGTGAATTTGTAAATGAGCTCCATGCATTTCATTTGAAATAACAGGGATTGGTGTTCCCTCAGAAAGTTGTTGGTTTTCCAATATAGCTATCTTGTTATCTACAGTTTCCCTATCTACTTCCACGTTTGGCGCATACCTGTCAGCTAGGTCATGTCCTACACGAGTAGCTACAATGTCACGAGTAAGATTTTTACGACCAACTTCATCAAAAGAACCTGAAATTGCTTGTAACTCCCTAAGAGCTACCAATCTATTTGCATAAGAACCATTACCTATAGACCTAACAGCTTTCGTTCTATCTAGGTCTAAAGACTTAACAAACTCAACGGGAACCCCTCTATTAAAACATCTAGTGTAAAAATCATCAAGATCCCTGTCCCTCTTCTTACTACTCACTATTCTACGTACAATTTCTCGCAATAAACGATTCCATGATGCATAAAACAGATTAAGGGATGCACCTGACAATCTAGTCTGTACATCCATGTCAGCTACAACCTGCATCTGATTCTTGTACGGTGAACTCTGCTGGCCGTAAGTGCTTACGGTATCAGTGTTCATTGCCAACTGATTGGATATGTCATTCAGTGCTGGCTGTACAGCTGTACTTAAATTTGGTGCAGCTTTTTCTATAATGTTAACATTGGGGGAGAGCACGGCATATGCTCCATAATAAGTGAACCCTAATTCATCTAACGCCCGCTGGCTCTCTGGTTGAATCATAACTGCCGAACCCAACATCGCTCCATCCACCATCTGACAACGCAATCGATTACTTGTCTGAATGTGGTTAAAGATCCGATGTCCTAACCCCCTGATAGAATGGTATGTACCATTACTACCTGTTCCATATGTGAACAAAACGTATGCTCTCTCTGGTTTGTCATACCTACTTAACTTTTGGTACATAAAATCCTTTGGTGACTCTTCCGCAGAAATATAATGACTTACAGTTCCATCCATTTCCCGCACCCAATAATGTAACACCGCTACCGTAGGATTCTGATGCCCTTCGTAAATGTCGTTGTTTTTTAATTGCGCTTGTAAAGCTTCCCAGTTGTTTCCAACAGTATTGTAGTTTCTTGAGGAAGTAGTAGCATTTTTAAGGATGACTCTTTTTACTTCTTCTACATTCCAACCTACTTTTTCAGCTGCTTCAGGGTTTTTAATAAAAGCATACAATTCATGCAATAAATAGTTTCTCCTGCCCACTGCTACATCAATACAGTTTTCATTAGCAGGTGTTTGCCTCGGTATTAAAATATCAGCAAAAGAACCTACTTTAAACCGCCACTCTTCTGGATTGTCAAAATACGAAAAGGCGACTCCGTGTTTAATAAAAGTAGTGCACAGTCTTAAATAACTACTGTGAAACTCAGGCCAACTCCGCAATAAATGAGTTATTTCTTCAGAAACAACATCTTCAAAATACCCAACCTCAGAAGGGTCTCCCATCGTACCCTTCACTTCTACAAGTTTCTCTAACGACGAATATAAATCAACGTACGCTGAAAGAGATACATCAAGCAGTCTCTGAGCCTCCCCAAAATTTAAATTTGTTTTTAACCCCTGACCGCTGGAATTTAACGTTCCCTGATTATAAGGACTCGCCCCATCAAACATTGCGTCCACACGAGCACGGTTCACTGCTGACTTTTCATCCGCTTTTAATAAATTATTAAAAATAGCTAGGGCACTCTTTACATCTTTTAATCGAGACTTAACAGGTTTTCCCTTTTCGTCTAAAGAACCTAAATCATTTAACGCTTCAATATCGTACTTTGTAGACATGTGCTTAAATTTATATCTAAATAATAGTCCCAGCAAGGTCTAATAATCCCACGCCTCTTTCATCAAGTCATCCACCTTTATTGTTTTCCTGTCTCCCGAAAAACTATGCAGGGTTACATATGGTGTGTCTCGTATAAATCTTTGTTTAACCATGAAACACTCGTTCGCTCCTTTCCCCCTCTTGGGAGGGTCTACACAAAACACGGCTCCGTAATCAGTAATGGCGTACCTCTCCCAAAGAGGGATTAGTTTTGCTCCCATCTTGTTTAAGATGATGTCTGATGTGATTGTCCTCTTTTTTGGTTTAAACGTGTCCTCGGCCAATTTAGAAGCCTTAAGGTATCTCCGTGACCCGTCATCACAGTACAAGTTTACATAGGACACACCATTTTTAACGGAAGGTTTTAAAAGCTTACCATTGTTAAATATGTCGTGCTCTTCGTTTATCTCGTACTTCTTAGCGTATGGTATTTGTTTCTTCATAGTTTTAGGGGGGTACCCCCCTTATATATAACTCTTCTTTAGTCCTCTCACACTTTCCACTGTACAGTAGAAACTGTGAGCACTATATATTAAAGCTTTCTGACCCCCCACCCCCTTCTGTTTTCTTACGATATCTCGGCTCCCTTAGTATTGCAAACTTTTTATCTAAATATTATATACTATTATTATGAGCGGTAACCGCTTATTTAACCTGTTTTTTAAAAAGAGCGGTGCCTTTTTTGAGCGACCGCTTATTAAAAATAAAAAACCCGCTACAAAAAATGGAATTTCCCATTAATTTTTTTATAAAGGTGTATATATGTAGGAGGATCTGCCACGAAAACTACCACCCCCACCCGTGGCGTCATAACTTCCTACAATATGCGTAATGATTAGTCTTGATTCCTGTACAACTGTATGACTCTCAGTGAGTAACGAATATCACCCGCTGATCCCTATGCTTTTTTCAGTGTTCATTGTTCAGTATTCAATGAGCGGTGCTGATATCTGAAACTCCAAAGCCAGATTCATATTGATACATTCCAAGCTGAGCCCTGAACACCGTATCCTGTACAATGAATCCTGAGCCCTGAGCACTGAGCCCTATAAAGTTAATCACATATGGCTAATAAGTTTATCTTAATTAACTGTTGAGTTGTAGAGCTCAGCTAGTACTATTACTTGAGGGGATGAACCCCTAACAAACAACTAAACAACGAAATTATGAATACAATAAAACGTGGTGACTTTGTCGCCTTTAACTATGGAGCCTTAGAATGTGAGAGAACATTGTTTGGTACGGTAACTAAAATCGTAGCTTGTGACACTGTACAGGTCAGCAACGTAATAACCCAAGCTTGTGCCCCATTTGTCGGCCAACTTGAGGTCAACGTAGGTGACGTAGTAAACCGTTTTAATAACGGTACTTCAGACTGGGGCTCTAACGATTCAGAAGTATGAAGTATAAATTTAAAGACGGTAAGCTTATGCGTACGGCTGATGAAACGAAATACTTTAGTGCGTCATGCAACTTGAGTTTCACTGGTAGCAGTTCAGAAGATGTCACTGAGCAGTTGCTTAAGTATTTGAATGAGTCGGTAAAGTCTGGCGACCTATCGCCTTGGTTTATTATTGAGGAGTGAGCACTGAACACTGCACCCTGTACAATGCAGGGTGCACACTTCAGCACTTACAACTAGTACTGACTAACAAACAACGAAAAACAAAATATACATTATGAATATAGAAAATGAACAAGCCGTATTAACTCCAAGATCAAGTAGCAAGAATGCTGCGGTAAGACCTTTGGATAAATTGTGGGAGCAAATTTCTCGTGAGCGTGTCGACCTGATTGGTCACTCTTCACAAATGAGATTTGACTGGAGTGAGGAAATGAAACGGTTCACCTTTAACTTGTCGAACACTGATCCTAACAAGCCACAATTCGAGTTCCCAACCAACCGCCACTTCAATAAGAAAATGTATGGCAAATTGGCTAAGGGCCTCAGCTCACTCAGTGATCACTTAGTTGAGACTGACCAGAAGCCATTGCTTACTCAAATTGTTAACGAGCAGTTTGAGAGAGACTCTAGAAAGTTCTTGGTAAGGTCTCAGCAAAATGAGGCAGGCTTATTTGTAGCAAGGGCATTCTGTGGTGATACTTACAAGCCAATAGATGATGATCTCATTCTTGAGACCATGATACCAGTAATTGAAGAGCATGATACCGAGTATGTAATCTTAGGTGGCCGAGCTACTATGGAGCGTACTTACTTTAACATTGTCACAAAAGATCCAGTGGTAGTAATGCCAACTGCAAACGGTGACAGGGAAGTTCACTTAGGTACCAGTATTTCAAATAGTGGTACAGGTGATGGGGCCTTTGAAGGTAGCTTTTTTGCGTGTGATGCTTATTGCTTAAATGGCCTAAGATTTGGTCAGCAGAATCATATGGAATTCCGAGAGGTTCATAGAGGTTCTAAGATCTCTCAGGAGTACGGTAAGTTACAAGCTGATAGCTTCCGCAAGGCTGAGTTAGCTTCACTTAAAGTACTTATAGCTGACGCTACCAGAGCGGCACTTGATCCTAAGAAGCATGCCGAGTTCGCTGAGATTTTAAAAGAGTCTCATGAGGCACAGGTAACTGGTGATCCAATTGAGGTTATAAAAAGAGTTGGTACTGAAAATAAGTTTTCAGATATCGAAACTAAGATAGCTGAGATGGCCATGCAAAATGAGGAGCCTAACTTGTACGGTGTACAGGCCGCAGTGACTCGCATGGCTCAGGAGGTTGAATCATTTAGCCGTCGAGTTAAGTTGGAGGAGATCGCAGGAAAGTTGATTACGCTTCCAACTGTTAAGCGTGATTCTTTATTAGCAACCACTGCACCTGAGTTAGTCAGCTAATGGCACGGTCAGGTAGTTATCTAATCAGAGTTGGGTCAGAGTGGGCTTTAGTTAGCCGACTCTGCCCTGACTTTGAGATCCCTTTCCCTACTCGTAAGTCTGCACTAACATATGCAAAATCAATTGGTTGGGCAGTTGTTAGGAGGCAATCGTGGGATAGGATTACAGCTCTAGACTTAGAAACTCTGGAGCCCCTCACACTTGAGGAACGTCAAATAGTGCGCTCAGGTTTAGATAGGATAAAAATGTTAAGGCAGGTTCGCAAGTTTGTTAGTCCGTTAGGATTGGCACCTGTAATTAACTATTTTATAAAACGAACTTTAAAAGATATCCAACCGTGGTTATGAAAAAAGCAAAATTATATAAGTTCACTTTCTATGGAGCTCCGTCGCATTGGTGCGAGTTGGAGCCCACTGGAAAGGAGATAAAAGAAAAAATAGAGGAGGCAATATCCTATGTTGATGAGCTTAATCAGGTGACCAAAGTTCAGGTCACTAAGCAGTCTGTAAAGGATAGCTAAATTAAATACTGAACACTGAGCGGTGTACCTGTAATGGGTGCACCGCTTTTTTTTGTGATTTTAAACTGCCTGAGAATCGCCTGTATGGATTTATCCTGTACCGTTGCCTTCTGTATTTAATTCTGAAGGGGTTTAAAACAGCCCTTAAAAGGCTCTTATTAATATATGGCTAATACTTACCTAATAATCACTGCCTCCATTCCTGAGCGATTTATGAGCCAGTTTTAGTTTTAAAAAAAATTTACATGTTTTCCTTTTAACGTATGAATGCCACCCCATTTTTGAACTTGCGTTGAAATTATAGAAAGATTAGAGTTAAGTATGCAGATAATTAGGGAAGTATTTCCAAATAATATGCCCTTCATGATAGAGGGTGTAATAGATAATGAAGGAATAGTAGAACCTGACTCTGTGAAAATGTTCCCTATAATTTCACCACCAGAGATGCCCGCTTTTGTGGGGGAGCCCTTTCAATTAAAGAACAATAAATTAGCTAAGAGGTTAAACCATATTTTACATACAAATGATACTACATAAAAAGACATCGTCGGCACATATATTAGATGCTTTATCTAGCGTTTCGGGCTATTCGGCAGAAGATTTAAAAAGCGGAACACGAGATGCGGCTGTGTGTCAGTGGCGGCATTTAGGAATGTTTGCGGCACGGGCTAGGGGGTACACTTTGGTAGAGGTGGGTAAGATGTTTAATAGACATTTTTCTACAGTCATTATGGCTGAGAAGAAAGTAAAACAACACAAGAGTAGCGTAAAAGATACTCTTGAGTCTTTGAATGAACACATAGACAACTATGCAAACAGCAACAGAACCTAACGCAGTCAGGGAAGTACTATTAAAACTAGAGAAACCTGAACAAGGGCCTTATGAAAGCATATGTATGTATGCTCAGACGGGCTCAGGAGAGGACAATTACGCAGTAGTAGCCCACTCATACATACCAAATATTGAATCTAAATTTGATGTGGTTTTGTATAAAGGGCCCGATAAAGCTGCTGCTATAACTAGTTTTTATGAGATGGTTCTACGAGAACCTAAAAATAATTCAAATAATATTGACGACGAGCTTTAATTATATATCTTCAATACACGCTACTGATAATACTGAGGGACTTAAATGCGTCCCCCTCGTGGAGAAAGGTTTTACTTCGTTGTTACTTTCCCACGATGAGCCCTGTACACTGTATCATGATCTATGAGGGGTTTAAAATGTACGGTGTACGGGGTTCTACTTAATCAAGACTCCTAAGGAGTGATCCACCCATACTATTTTTGTAGGCATCTATAACTCTTTGTCTTCTTATGTCTAAGTTTCTGTCTGACAAGTAATCCTTTATACCTTGTCCTTCGCTTTGGAAGTCTTCAGTGGTTATGTATCCCTTAGCTACTATATCTACTAAACTTTTTCTAAGTCTAGCTCCTTTCATTATATCTTTAACAGCTGTTTCACCTAAAGCTTTTGAGTAAACTAAGTAAGCAGCACGAGCATCTTTCAAAGCTGATTCCATCGCTTGGTATTCCCTGTTAATAATTTTTTGGACTTGTTTATTTTGATAACCTTTTTCTTCGTTAAGAAGTACATTTTTTCTGGAGAGTTCACCATACAACCCGCCTTGAATTTCTTTGAAGCGTCTCCTTGCTAGTTGCTCTAACTGAAGTGCGTGGAATTTAACAGGAGTTATATGCCTAAAGAACTCCCCCTCAGGACTGTAGTATGGAGCTCCCATAAATGTTCTAGCATCCTCTCCTGTTTTGTAGTCGGCATCTCCTGTTGCTTTAATTATTTTTCTAGTGGCCGTTAATGAAGGCGGCTCTAAACCTTTTTCATAAATGTACTTTAACTTCAACTGAAGAGCATCGGGGGAATACTCAGTGTAGATTTCTCTGCCCGTGTTAGCGTCTTCATTAAATACGAACACGTCCATCATTGCGGAGAACATAATCTGCTCGTTTAAGAATGTGTTTAATAGGTAATCTGTAGTTAGAGCTTCTATTGCTTTTTTAGGTTCACCCCTTACTGCACTCTCAAAACCCCGCATTAGGGAATCTAAGATTGGAGACATAGGATGAACATAACTGAAACTCATGGAGTTTAGTTGCCCGTTTTGTCTGACATAAAGTAAGTTTTGGATTCTTGACCACTTAGGACTGCCTTCTCTAAATTCTCTTTCGTCCTCGTCATTTAGATTAGTTACAAACA